AACATCCGCCATCCCGAAGCAAATTAAAAATTTCATTTGCATATTTTCTTATTATATCGATGGGTTTGTGATTGAAAAAGTTCATAGCAACAACCAAACCTAGTTGTTCTTTGGGTATCTTTTTAAATATCTCTGCATCATCATCGTTGATAAAACTGTATCTCAGTCTTGCGTTGAGTTCTTTAGTAAAAACATCACCTTCTCTAACTGGGCTAATTAGTTCTCTAATTTCATCAACTATGTACAATGGATCGCTATCGGTCATATGTTGTACATATTTTCCGTACTCCGGACGTATAAACATACCGGGATATTTCCAATCGCTGTGTTTGTTAATTAAGTCAATAAATGCATAATCAACTTCATCTCTGTATATTAATGCTTTAAATAATGTTCTATCTAAAATATATTCTGGAGTATCAACTCGACGTTGCTCTTCGTATAGTTGGCAACTTTTACTTAGATATGCGTGTTCTTCCTGTCTTATAAATTCGGTAGTAGATTTTTTAAATTCATCTAACAGTATATCAAGTTCTTCAAGTGACTTGTTAATTCTATCAATCTTTTTACGTGCTTTCTCTTTTAAATCTTGGTTGAGATAGTATGTAAAGAATCCAGGTTTGTTTAATTGTTTGAGAATGCCTTCTAGTTCATCAACAAATTCTGCAGACATATCTGTGATGTCAATATCATCGATAATTGTTTTGTATTGAGTTAAGTAACTTAGCGGTTCATCTGGTACTATCTCGTGCGGTTTTAATAGTCTTTCAGGCATTATCCAAAGTCAAACAATTGATGAAATGTATTAGTGATGTTAGTCCTATTTAACACATCCCAATCGAGTACTCCCAATAAGTTTTCTATCTTGTTGTCGATAATAGTTTCCAACATAGTGTCATCATCAAATGGCAATTGTTTGAACCAATCTGGTAAATTACTCTCATCGATTGGATAAGCAACTGATGTAAACCCAAACATATTGTCTTTTAATTTACACACAATGGTTTTCATTCCGTCTGTGATTTCCATACTGTAGTTGTCGGAATTCATTTTACGTAGGTTATTCCAGTTAATACTTGCTCTCACGTGCCCTGGAATAGTTGCTTTGATCTTTTGTGTACGTTCTTTTTTGTGTAAAGCACCGTATTTTGTCAAGTTGTTTACACGTTTTGGAGTACCTTTAGTCCAACTGTCTCTGTCTGCAAAGTCTTGCTTAAACTTGATAATCTTCTCAATGATGTAGTCTTTGCCCTTGCCGACAAGCAGATCTTCCAGGATCTCTTTCAAAAAGTCTTGCATAAACACAGGAGTATCAGAACGTTTGAGATCTAATCCCATTGCTTTTACTTTACCTGGCTTACCTTCCACATCTAAACGTGTACCTTCGTTGTCGTATACCATAATAGCATAACGTTTCTTTTTGATAAACAGTCCACTTGTGCCTGTCACTTCACGTCCACACTTGATTATCTCACCTTTGTGTATTGGACAGTTGTGTCCTCGTTGCATATAAAGTGGGAAACTTGTATTAATTTGATCTGCTATTTCTTCGTACAATGCTGTGGCTACGTCTTTGTTCCACTCTGTTCCGTTGTTGACTGCTTCTTCCATTACTGGCCAAGCCGAAAAGTAACAAGAGTCTGTATCACCGTACACAATACATTGTCCAACATGATCATATTCGCCAGTTAAACATTCGTTGGCAAAAGCATCCATATGTTTGGCAATTGAACGCCCTGTTAGTGTAGTTGATTGTCCAATACGTTTATCAAAGAATCTACAGTGTGGATTTAAGATCGCACCATACAGTGAGTTGAGTCCAATCTTTTTAACTAGTTGTCGTTTGTCCCAGAATGCTTTTGCTTGTGGATCGTTTGCTTCGGACTTTTTCTTCTGCATTTCTTTACGTTCGGCATACCAACGCTCTAACAATCCTGGAATAATACCTTCTCGTTCTAATGTAAACAGTGTTCCATTACTACTGAGTGTCCAGTTACTATTGCTATTAAATATAATCTCGTGTAGTTCATATGCTGTGTGTACTGTGCTTTCACCGTTTACCCAATCAACTGTCAACTTGACGCCCGGCTTTTCTTCCATGACAGCAGTGTATTCTAATGTGGCAAATATTCCTTCCCACGCCGCGGCAAATGATGACCCCTTACGTGTTTTTCCTTTTTCGTTAACAATATCAGCCATTTTAGACTGTATCATTTTCTCTGTTTCTGTTGGGCGTATTTGTCCAATAATTGTTTCCGGTGCCATATTTAAAGCACGAATAACCGATGGATACAGAGAGTTAATATCCACTGAGCCAATCCATTTGTGTATGCCTGGTTTGGGTTGTGCCACATAGGCACCTGCGGCCGCTGTATCTCCTTCGTGTCTCACTTTGTTGGGAACAACCATTCCACGTTCGTGTGATTCATTAATGATTGCTTGTTCTGTTACAGCAACAGCACCCATTGTTGTTGGAATCAACACAGTGTTTGCGTGAGCAATCTCATTGGCAAGTTCGATAAACTTTAACTTCTCTTCCATCTTTGCCAACAGCATTGTATCTTGTCTGTTATAGTCTATAAACTTTTCAAAGTCGCTGTTGTACAATTGATCTAGTGTGCCTTTGTATGCTACTTTGCGTTCGCCTAGTTCGTGTTCAGCAATGGCATCCAAAGCATACGAATGCATCTCTTGATATGTATATTTTCTATACAAGTCCATATAGTCGAGATGTATGCGACCATTTAGTGTGTATGTTTCTTGTTCTGCACCGTACTTTTCATATTTCTTTTTCTTTGGAAATATATCCCACAAACAAAAACGTCTAGTATCGTTTTTGCTTAACACACGTGTCACACGATTGACCAAGTACGGAATATCAAATCCTTCAGAGTTCCATCCACTCAGCACATCGGCATCTTCAATTAGATCTAAGAATGTACTCAACAGTGTTGCTTCGTCATCAAACAAGAATGTGTTTTCAAACTTACTGGCTATGCTTTGTGCTATGCTGTTGTCCATTCCTTTGGGTGGAAGTGCCAAACATATCAATTGTTTGTTCCAATCCAAGTAAACAGCAATAGCAGTTACTTTATTAAACGGATCAGATGGACTACTAAATCCCTTGTCAGGATGAAAGTCTGTTTCAATATCAAAAAATGCTGTGTGTAGTTGCGGAGAATCTTTGTCTTTGTAGTGTTCTTCCAAACATTTGTTAATGACATTGATATCACTCTCGTACAGTTTATGAGCACTGTGTATAGCAACTTCACGTTGAAACTCACGTTTACTTTTGGCAGTTATACGTGTGACAGGTTCTCCGTAGATGTTTTTGTATGCACCACGCACATCATCATAGAAAAACTCGTATTTGGGCTTGTGTTCAATTAAAACACGTTTACCATCTACACGTTCGCATAACTGTATTCTATCAGTATCGCTGTTGTAAATTGCGTCTACATAACTCATTTACAATACTTAGTCTGTGCGTCCTACTGTTTCTAAAATATCTTCCAATAATTCGTTTTCTTCTTTTTCTCTTTGGAATTGTACTTTGTATGCTGTGCGAACTGCTTTACGTAGTACACTGGGTTTGATCTCCATCTCTTCGGCAATTGCTTTGATAGTATCGCGTAGTCCCTCGTTGAGGATATCTACTTCAGTCATTACTGAAATACCATCTTTGAACAGTTGTTCTAGTTTTTTCTTTTGATCTGGATTAAAAGTTACAGACATATCAACTCCTTTGTTATAAGATTTCTATTTAACTATTATAACTAGGTTGTCAAAAAAATAGGTGCTTTGTAGCACCTATTAGGTAAAGTAGGTTAAATTTAATTTAGTGTGCTTTGATCCAGCATTTTGATTTTGTTTTCAATATCTTGTCTCACAGCATCAAAGCGTTCTATGTTTCTTTGAATTTCTCTTTCTTTTGCTTCTAAGTCTTGCAGTTTCTTTTCATGTTGGGCATCTACTCGTGCTTGATTTTCAATCTCACTACCTTGCTTTTTGTTTGTTTCGTGTTCTTTACCAATATTGTCTGTGTTTTTGTCGATTTGATCTTTTTCTTTTTCTACTTCGTCTTGCATGAACTTGACAAATGCTTCTAAATCAGACTTGGCATAAGCATACTTTGATCTTGCTTTGTTGACAAGATACTGCATCTTTGG